AGATAAGAGAGAAAATCTAAACATATTGTTTTCCTTATATTATGTGGGTATATAATATTTATCCATATCACATTGGGTTCAAAAGGCATAAATACAACATAACAAGGAAAACCATATGCCACGTTTTACACTATATAAGCCTTATAAAGGTAATGATTACAAATTCATGGACAGAACTATACGAGAACAGTTCGATATAGGCGGTACGGCTATACACGTCCATAAGTATTTGGGTCCACAACCTCAACAAGGCAATAATGATCCTAGTGAGCCGAACTACGGCAGTGGTTTAGAAATAGACAATACAACCGGAGAAGAAATAAATCCAGAAGGTATAATTGATGAAACAAATATTCAAGACTTACTGTTTATGGAAAATAGAGATCGTAAATATGATCCTGATATTTTTGATCTTCGTGGAGTATATAATGTTAGTGACAATGACTTTGATTTAACTCAATTTGGATTATTCTTAACCAACGATACTTTGTTTATAAGTTTTCATATCAATGATATGGTAGAAAAATTAGGTAGAAGATTAATGCCAGGTGATGTTATTGAATTGCCTCATTTAAGAGATGAACTTTTATTAAGCAACGACAGAGATGCTATTAATAAATTTTATGTAGTTCAAGATGCCGCTAGGGGTAGTGAAGGATTTTCACAGACTTGGTATCCACATATTTGGAGAATTAAAGTAGCACCATTAACAGATACACAAGAATACAAAGATATACTTGGTAGTGCTAAAGATCCAGGAAGCCTTAAAAATAAAGTTAGTGCTTACAAAACAGAACTTAATATCAGTAATGCTATTGTGAAAAGTGCTGAAGAAGCTGATCCATTAGGTTTGCCACTTGCTGAACATTTATTTGGCCAAGAAGAAGTTGATAACGAATACAAACACGGTGAAGCTTTACAACAAGGTGACCAGTTTCCAGGAAATCCCAAAGATGGAGAATATTTTATTAGAACAGACTTTACTCCTAATAGACTATTTGTAAGACGTGGAAGCAAATGGCATAGATTATATGACAATGTTACTGAACAAACTTGGAGTGATAGAACTTACAATGCTAGTAGCTTTATTAATAATAAGGCTACAACAATTATTGACGATCAAGAGTTTCCAGAACGTCAGCCTCTATCCCAAGTTATTAAACCAAAAAGTGATTTTAACAAATGAGCCAACAATACTTTTATGATAAACAAATAAGAAGATACATTCAACAATTTATAAGATTGTTTAGTGGCTTCAGTGTACAAATGGGTAAAAATGAAGAATCAGGTCTTCCAGTATTTCATAAAGTTCCAGTACGTTATGGTGATATAAACAGAATGGCGGCTCACATAACAAGAGAGAACAGTGAAAACATTATGAATACTGTTCCATTTATAAGTTGTTATGTAACAAATTTAAATTTAGTACCAGAAAGACGTACATATCAAGATCATGTAGATAAAGTTCAAGTATACGAAAAAAAGTATGACCAAACTACTGGAGAATATAAAAACGAAAAAGGCAATAGCTATACTGTAGAACGTCATGCTCCAGTTCCTTACATAATGCAAATGAACGCAGATGTATGGTCATCAAATACAGATCAAAAATTACAATTATTAGAACAAATGCTTGTTTTATTTAATCCTACATTAGACATTAGAACAAATGCTAGTCCACTAGACTGGACTGCGTTATCTCACGTAGAACTTACTAATACTACCTGGAGTACAAGAAGTGTTGGATCAAGTATTGACGATATTATTGATGTAGCTACAATGTCATTTGATATACCAGTTTATATAAATCCTCCTGCAAAGGTAAAACAACAAAAACTAATTCATACGATTATAAGTGAACTTTATAACTTAGATGATGAAAACTTAGATCTATTTAAAGCTGAACAACCATTTAATAACGAAACTTTACAATATACAGTTGTAACATATGAAGATAGAAAAGTAAAATATGAAAACAACAACCTTCAACTATTAAATGCTAATGGAAGCAATTTAGATGATGACGGTAATGTATTAGAATGGGCCAAAGAACTTACTCCATTTGGAGTATTACGACCTGGAATAAGTCAACTAAGACTTAGAAAATCAAAAGATCCAGGTGCTAAAGATGAAGATATTATAGGACGATTAGACGAACATCCAAGTGATCCTAATTTACTAATCGTAGATATTGATCCTTCAACTTTACCTACTAATACACTAAATGCCGTAAATGCTATTTTAGATCCATCAATTAATTATCCAGGCGATGGAACTGTTCCTAGTGCTGTCACTGGACAACGTTACATACTAATTAATCCTATTCCTTCTACACCAATATGGAGTGGGTTAGTAGCTAATAAATATGATGTTATTGAATATAACGGTTCAACTTGGAATGTTAGTTTTGATAGCAGTAGTGTAAGTGATACCCAACACGTTACAAACTTATCAAGTAGCGACCAACTAGAGTGGAATGGTTCAGAGTGGGTTAATAGTTATGAAGGCGTATATAATGCAGGTTTCTGGAGACTTTACTTATAGTTGTGATGACCCACACGACGATTGTTCACATTGGATAACAAAAATATGATTACAGCCGCAGGATGTATATTTCTTAGCACAGATACAGGAAGAGTTATGCTTCAACACCGTAGTGGTGAAGTTAACCACCCTAGAACGTGGGGCTTCTTTGGAGGAAAATCAGATAATAATGAAAAACCAATTGATACGTTGTATAGAGAAATTGAAGAAGAACTAGGATTAGTTCCGGATATTAAAAAAGTTATACCTATCAATAAATTCACAAGTCCTAACAAAAAATTTATATACCATAGTTTTGTTGTAACTGTAGAAGAAGAGTTTATTCCTATACTGAATAATGAAAGTGATGGTTATTGTTGGGTTAAAATAGGTAATTGGCCTAGACCATTACACCCTGGTGCTAAAATACAATGTAATTCAAAACAATTTATAAAGAAAATAAAAACTGTGTTCGAGCAACACTCTACGAAGTTATAATACCCATTTCTTTTCTAGTAAACATTTCATCTAAGAAAGCATTATAAACTTCTTCATTATCATTTTTGTGTATTTTATCAAAATCTGGATCAAGTTCCATTATTTCTGATATAGTTCTTATATCTGTGGATAAGCCTAATTGTGTTACTGCTTCTTTCCAACCAGCATAACGTTTTAAATCAAAGAAATCTTTTATATTATTATTTTCTATACCAATTTGTTGCATCATTCTATCATCATCAACATACCACGTATAATTTGGAAAGTATATATCCCAACCGCCTACGTGATGCCACCATTCAAAACATTCTTTATCTTTTTCATAAAACGACCACATAGTAGCTTTTGGAAACATTTGTCTTAGTTGAGGTAAGTGATATGCAAACCAATGACTCTTAATAATCTTCTTTCCTGTATCCCAATCAGCAAACGGTTCTTTAAATTCTTTTAATACTTCTTCTTTAGATAGTGTGTTAAGTTTATCAAACTTATGTCCATATTGATTATGTGGACCCCAATATGCACCCCTATGCCAACCAATTACTTTACCTTCTGCATCTCTTTTTTCATAAACACGTCTAGGTGTGTTATCAGTCATATTAATATCTTTACATATAAGACTTAATAAACGTATAACTCCACTCCATCTAGAACCTGGAGCTCCTGTTACTATAATTAGATCTTCACCTTGATAATTCATTAATAATTTTCTCTGTTAAATATTTGTGTGTTTTTGGACCAGGATGTGTTTGATCTCTAGCCAGGTCTATCATTTCTTCTTGTGTGTAATATATTGATTTAATATCTTTTGGCTCGTAATCATAAAACCAATGCTTTCGTCTTTCATTAGGTTGTAGTATAAAATACTTTGAATTTGGAAATGTTTGTTTTAATGCTAGTTCGAACATTTTAAATATTTTACCATTACTGTTTTTAAAAGTTTCTCTTACTTCTTTTACTACTTTTGTATCTTTTTCTTTTGGTATCCAATAACGCATAAGCCAATTGGTATCATTTATACCCCAGAAGTCATTTAATATAATATACTTTGGATTTAAGTTTGTCAAGTCAAATAACTTATCTGCCATATCTGTAAGAGTATCAAAGTCACTTAAATTGAAATGATCTAATCCAAGTTCTTTTGAAACTAAATAAGGTATTGATTTTTCATATGGTAATCCTGTACCAAGTAGTAAACTTGATCCTGCAAATAGTATTCCTATATTGGTTAAATCATCTGGTCCTCTATATCCATATTTGTTCCATGTATACTCAAAGTCTAATTTTGGATCGTTATCCCAATCAAGTTCTTGTATAGCACCATGTGTAAAATGATCTGATCCACCTTCACCTACTTTACACTTGTTTCCTGTATCATGTCTTCCGTAATACTTTGTACTAGTATTTGGTTCTCTTATTTGTT